GATTTATTGCGCTTTAGGAATACCAAAGGTGTTATGGAGGCAACATGAGTAGAGCTAATCAGAGACATACTAAAAATAGCACTTTAGGTGCCGTGCTAGCCTTTGAGAATAAAGAAGTCAGTATACCAGCCACGATACAAGTTATGTTCGATCTTGATGGTTTTGCACCACTTTGGAATAACATCACTTCTTGCAGAACGCCTGATAACTGGAAGGACTGGGAGCTAGTCGAGTGCGCTGAAATCTGTAGAGAGCAGCTTGAGATTGCTGAGCTTGAGGCTGATTTGCAGGAAGAGGGCAAGGTGATTACTTTTCCGAACGGAGCTGTTTCAACCAATCCAAAGTGGAAGATGATTCAGGACTTGAAGAAAAGCTATATGTCTCGAATTCGATTGATTGGTATTCATGACGTTAAGCAACAGGCGCGAGGCAACGGCAGCGTTGCGGTTAAGGACATACCTGACCAGGGGGCAGATTTAATATGAATGGAGTTGCTGAGACTGACGCGGCAAAGATCATTCGATTTATTACTTCTTATTGCTTAACGCCAGAGGGTTCTAGCGTTGGTGAGCCGATCAAGCTTGCGCCATTTCAGATTGAGTTCATTGAAGATACATACAACAACCCTGATATAACTCGACGCTCGATCATGTCGATTGCTCGAAAGAATGGTAAGTCGGCGCTTATTGCTTGCTTGTTGCTGGCTCACATTTGCGGGCCTATGCGACAAAAGAACAGTCAGATCGTTAGCGGCGCTCAATCGAGGGATCAAGCCTCGCTAGTATTTGAGCTTGCGAGCAAGATAATCAACATGAGTCCGGCGCTTCAGCAAGTAACGAAAATCGTTCCTTCGCAAAAAACCATTGTTGGCCTTAAAGATAATGTGAGTTATCGGGCATTGAGTGCTGATGGTACGACTGCCCACGGACTCAGCCCAACTTTGATCATCATTGATGAGCCAGGACAAGTGAAAGGAACTACCACTCCATTCCTTGAGGCTTTGATGACAAGCCAAGGCGCTCACGAGAATCCTTTGCAGATATTTATCAGCACTCAGAGTCCTAATGACGCTGATTTCTTCTCGTTAATGATAGATGACGCCATTCGTAGTGGTGATCCAAAGACAATCTGCCACTTATATCAGGCTGACGCTGATGCTGAGCTTATGGATAAAGAGCAGTGGGCAAAGTCAAATCCTGCTCTGGGACTGTTCCGAAATGAGAAAGACTTGGAAGAACAGCTAAAACAGGCGTCAAGATTGCCCAGTTTGGAGGGTTCAGCCCGTAATCTGCTGCTGAATCAGCGTGTTTCAGCCGAAAAGCTGGCCTTTGCGCCTAGTATTGTGAAGGAAAATAACGGTGAATCAGACTGGCAAGTGTTCAGGGAGAATCCGGTTCATGCGGGCCTCGATCTATCTAAAGTCAACGATTTAACGGCTTGTGTTTTATGCGCTGAGGATGAAAACGGGATAATCCACGTTAAGACGTTGGCCTTTTCGCCACTTGGAGGTATTCGTGAGCGATCATTGAGGGATCGAGTGCCTTACGATGTTTGGGCTGATCAAGATATTATATACGCTCCGCCTGGCAAGACTCTAGATTACGATATGATAAGTACCTACCTTCAGATGCTCTGCGAAGAGCAGGGTATTGTCATTAGCTCGATACATTTTGACAGGTGGAGAGCCAAGGACTTCTTTGCAAGCTGCGAAAGGACTGGATTTGCCTCTCTGGCTGAGAAAAGTGAAGTAGGGCAGGGCTATCAGTCGATCAGCCCAAGGCTAGAGGCGCTGGAAACAGCGTTGCTCCAGAATCGGTTACGCTGCGATAATCATCCAGTGTTAAATATGGGATTTGCGGCTGCTGTGGTGCAATCCGATCCGGCGAACAACAGAAAGCTGGACAAGCGGAAAGAGAATGGGCCAAAAATAGACGCTGTTATTGCGTTATTGATGGCCGCATTCCCTCTTATCAATAAAGAAGAGGCTTTAGGAGAGGATTTGAGTCATTGGATTGGCTAGGCTCATTTCATTACTAACGCTGATGGATCGACGCCTGACATAAGCATTCCAAAGAGAAAAACTAACGGAATAACCCATATTGCAGCCTCTTTGAAGTCTTTTGATGCCATCATATCTTTTGCTAAAGAGAGGTTTTCCAAGTCTCTCTGCCCGATTTCTTTAAGGTTTGTACAACCTTGGTAAACTGCTCTCTTCTTGCTCATAGGATGGCCTCTTCGCGCAGCTTGAGCGCTGAGCTATCGGGCTTTTCGCGCAGCTCAACGGTGTGGATAATCTTGTGGACAACGCCAATTGACGTTCCCACAAGCTTGGCAATGTCCGTCTGCATCCTTACTTCACGATAGAAGTAGTGCAATACCATCTGTTCAAGATGGTATCGGTTGTCATAGATGCCGGTGGTTTGGCCGTAGTTGCCGTTTCGCAAGTCTCTAGGAGGCATTTACAGTTACTCCTTTCTTCAGCTTGTTTAGTGCTATCACCACTAAATTGTTAAGCTTTCCGATGTAACCACCCTCATTATCGGGGTTCGTTTGTCTGTAGTCTTTGCCCCAATGGATTAGACAGAAATTAAGCTTTTCTTCTACCGTTAAGCTCTGAGCATAAATAGCCTCCGGTGTTTCTGAATTGCCTCTCTCTCGCCAAGCGTTATAGTTTTTCATGGTCTTACCCTTTGTTTCAACAGCTATGCCGTTGACGATGCTTCTGTCGTAGCTCTGTACCTTAGCTGGCAAATCTTCGCGGGTTGCTCGCAGTTCAGTTAATGCGTTGATCGCATCTTGCAGGACTTCGTAGCGTTCTGGTAAAGCTAACCAGGTGCCGTTGAAATCAAGTTGCTTTAGGCCGTATACGATAGTTGTGTTCATAGTCTTTCTCCTGTTTGTGAAACATTAGTATAACACAGGCAATACTAAAGATAGTATTTATTTAGAGACTATTTAGGAATAAAAAGGCATAAAAATATTCGATTTAGCTATTGCATATAACTGTTTGTAGTAGTAATCTCGGCCTACTAGAACTTTATAGCGTCTAGAAATGACTGAGTTGAACTCGCGGAAACGTGAAGAAAAGAAAGTCCGAAAACCCTCTGATAAGGCTACGGTTAGAACGAGGGGCTTTGTCATGCCTCGCGATCTTGTAATACCGGCGTGGCACTTATCCTATGAGCGCCCCGTCTACTGAACACTGCGATTTAGTCACTCCAGTACAAAACTTCCTATCCCGAATCGTTTGGCAGCTTATCTGCTACGACGCAGCGGGCAATATCCTTGTTAGTAAGATGTTCGATACCTATCGTTGCCTCGATGCCGCTTCTGTAATAGCTGCTGAGCATCCTTTCTATGATCATCATGAAATCATAAAGACTGAGGTTCCCTTACATTGAGCCTCGAAATCCAAGCCATTCATTTTAACGCTGATCTTTACGAGAAAGACGATGCTATCGCGTGGGCGCAGGATCACGGACATCCGGTTCAGGCAGTCCGTGAAGAGTTCTTCGAGGGACGCTTAATACGGCACATCGTTGCTTGTTTTGAGCCATCAGAGGCAATTGAGGGATCGTGGCGGGCTGCTAGCGATGATTTCCCTGATGGCATCCACGTTAGCTATTGCGAGAGAGCAAAATCTATGGAAAACAAAGCCTATTCAACATTCGAGGTTAAGAGCTTCGATGAAGATCAAAGAATTATCACCGGTGTGGCTTCAACGCCTAGTCCTGATCGTGACGGCGACGAAGTGATGCCTATGGGAGCCAAGTTCGCGCTGCCTTTCCCCCTGCTAGCCCAACATGATCACAGCTTGCCAGTTGGGCAGGTTGTGGAGGCTAAAGCTTCAGCAGAGGGGCTTTTTATCACGGCACAACTCGCAAAGGATAGCGGGCTTGATTACGTCGAGAAGGCATGGAAGCAGGTTAAATCTGGTTTGTTGCGCGGGCTTTCTATTGGCTTTCGGCCAACGAAGAGCGCTCCTGGCGCAAAGGGAATGAAGTTCCTTGAATATGATCTATTTGAATTATCTCTAGTCACTATCCCAGCTAACGCACAAGCGGGAATAGCGACTGTTAAGCAATACGCCAATGCTCCTGAAGCCGAATCCGAAGAACAGTTGTTCGATAAGGCGGCTTACAGGCATGACGTTCTAAATCGCGCAGCCGCCGCGATCAGCAAGTCCCAATCAATCCTAAATATCAAAGGTAAATAAAATGAGCATTTCAGATAAAGTTATGGCGGCTGAGCAAGCTGCTGTTGAAGCAAAGGACAAGCTCGTAGAGCTTACTAAGTCATTTGATGAGTCCGCTGATGACGCTGGCCTTGTTGCCATCGAAGAGCAGTCAGAAGCCGTTGAGAAAGCCACTCAGCAGTTAGAAACCTACCGCAAGGCTGAATCAGCACTGGCGCAAAAGGCAGTATCGTTTGATGCTCCTTCTATCGTTAAGAGTGTTAAGTCGCGTGAGCCTATCGACTACGTGCTGGCAAGTGCTTTATGTGCATTTGAATCATTCGCCACTCGCAAGTCATTTGATCAAGTGATGGAAGAGCGTTACGGGCAAGACGATCATTTGAAAGCTGTTGCTGGTAACGTAGTTAAGGGCGCTAGCGCTCCTGCTATGTCTAACGTTGATGGATGGGCAGCAGAATTGTCGCGTGAAAGCTACGCTGCATTTCTTGATCTGCTTCAGCCAGAGTCGGTAATTCCTAACGTTCCTATGAACCGTTTTGAGTTCCAAGGCTTCAGCGCCATTAACATTCCTGGCAGAGCTGAAACGCCAAACTTGGCTGGTGCATTCCGAGCCGAAGGCGACCCGATTCCGGTTAAGCAAGCTGCAACCATGCAGACGCAGCTTTTACCTAAATCCATGGGCGTAATATCCACATTTACGGCCTGAGTGTTTAAGGCGCAGCACTCCTTCAATCGAGGCACTTATCCGTAAGTGGATTGTTGAAGATACTGCTGTTGCACTAGATAACCAGTTCCTTGGTAACTCTGCTGCTACCCCGTTGGCTCCTGCTGGATTGCAGAACCTAGCTGGCACTAACACCAGTGCTTCAACTGGCGCTACCCATGATGCGATTGTTGCCGACATTAAGGGCATGGTTCAGAGCATGACTGCTTCAAACCTTGGCCGTCGTCCAGTTTGGATTATGCATCCTTCAAACTTGATTGCGCTGAACATGACGCTAACTGCCGTTGGCACTCCAGCATTCCCAGAGACAGCTAGTAATAGTCTTTACGGTATGCCTGTAGTCACTTCAACGACTGTACCTTTAGATGTTGTTTATCTAGTTGATGCTGCTGAGATGGCAATCGCCTTCTCTGGGCCTCAGTTCTTGGGTACTGATGTTGCTTCTGTTCACATGGAAGATACGACGCCTCTGCCCATCGTTGATGGCTCTGGCACTGCGGCTGCTCCTGTTCGATCCTTGTATCAAACTAACAGCCTGGGCCTTCGCATGACCTTGGAAACAGACTGGAGCATGACTCGTGGCGGTGCGGTTGTGACTCTTACTTCTGTTGATTGGTAAGACTCCTACGGGGCGGCTGGTATAGCGCCCCATTCTTTTACTAACGGAGCGATTATGTCTACTACGACGTTTGTTTGGGTTCATAAATCATGCGCGGAAAGTAACAACCGAGTTGGCTTTATGTTTCTCCCTAACGCTGATGCAAATGCCATTTTAGGTGTCAATGCTCAGCATCCAAGAATCGGCGCTAATTACTTGAAGCAGATAGATACATCTCCATCGGTTGCCCCAATGGCGACAAAAACAAAGAAGAGCAAGAAGAAGGCAAAGGCGGAGCCAAAACCCGAAGCTGAAATAGTTAATGAGGTTCTTGATGGGATTTGCGGCGAAGATTAAAGGGCTTTGGAACGCGGCGCCTGAAGGCTCGGAGCGTGGGCCTTGGTTCGGGCAGAGTGGCGAGAGTGGTTCGTTCTTTGAGCTAGGACGGCTTGACGATGGCTTTCAGCGTAACTTGCATTTACCTGATGGCATTGACGCCAAAAGAATACCTGCTGCTTATGCCAGTGTTATGGCAAGCGCTCGTGCTGCCTCTCAGTGTCAGCCAGTGCATAAAATACGTGATGCAGATGGCAAGTGGGATAATACGGAAGAGAGTTCCGTTGCTGCCATTTTGCGCCGTCCGAATTCCTATGAAACTTTCGCGCAGTACATCCTTAACGCTGTAAGTCAGCTTCACTTTGCTGGCGAGTCATTTTCCCTAGCCATTCGTAATGATAGAGGCGAAGTTGTCGCGCTTCATAGGATGAGTGATCGGACATGTACGCCTTATGTTGTCGAGGGCGAGCTTTTCTATTCTGTTAGTACGGGCAATCCTTTTATTCCCGCTGAGATTGAGCAGATGGTTCCTGCGCGGGACGTTCTGCATCTTCGTATGCATACGCCCAGGCATCCTTTGGTGGGTGAGTCGCCTATCAAGGCTGCTGCTATGGCGGCTGGCATTAACGTATCTCTTAGCGGTTCTCAGGCGGCATTCTTCAATCAAATGTCTCGCCCAAGTGGTGTTATTAGTACCGATCAAGTCCTGAATAAAGATCAGCTAGTAAGCCTTCGGGAAGCTTGGCAGCAGCAATCACAGAAGCTAGCCCAAGGCGGTGTGCCAATCCTATCTGCTGGCCTCAAGTGGCAACCCATGAGTATTAGCAGCCAAGATGCTCAACTCATGGAAGCCCAGAGATTTTCAGTGGAAGAGATAGCCCGATGCTATGGCGTACCTCTGCCGATAATTGGCGATATGACAAACAGCACTTTGAATAACGTTGAACAGCTTATCTCGTTCTGGCTATCCATCAGCTTGTCATCATTGCTAGAGAACATTGAGCAAAGCATGTCTGTTCTGTTTGATCTTCCGTTTACGCAAAAGATTGATTTTGATGTGACTGGATTATTGAGGGCAGATTTTCAGACACGGATCGACGGCTTAACTAAGGCAGTTCAGGGCGGGTTGTATACGCCTAATGAAGCAAGAGCTAAGGAGGGGCTGCATCCGATCGACAAGGGCGACGTTGTTTATATGCAAGCTCAAATGGAAGAAATAGGCGCTCAGCCTGAGCCAGTGCCAGTTGTCGCGCCCGCGCAGCAAGAAGAGCCAGTTATTGTTGAGCAATCATTTTCACGGGAAGCGTTTAGAAAGGCGTTGAGAGCATGAATCAGAATGAAATAGCCAGCCTAGCCGAAGAAGTAAAAAGTTTCGTAGATGAGTCTTTGCTTGGTATTGAGGGCAAAGTTGAAGCCCGACTTGCTGAGGCGGCAGAGCTAGTTGATCAGCTAAAGGCTGGATCAGAAGCGCTGAAGGATGAAGGTGAAAACAGAAAGGTAGAAATTGATGATCTTGCTGATGCGCTTGATGCACTTACCTCAAAGATTGCTGACATTGAAGCTATAGAAATAAAGCATGGCGTTGATGGAAAGGATGGTAGCGATGGCAAGGATGGCTCTGACGGAATTGATGGCGTTAACGGTGAGCAGGGGGAAGCTGGCGCTAAAGGTGCTGACGGTATTGATGGCAGTGATGGTGCTGGCATTAACGCTCCTATTTATAAAGCTGGTGTTTACCGCCAAGGATCAGTTGTACAGGCTAATTTGGGGCAATACTTCAAAGCGCTTCAGGACACGGCTGAAGGCGTAGATCATGAGTCATGGGAGCGCGTAGGACTTAGCGGGTTTAGAAGTACCGGTGCTTACAAGGCTGATAGAGAATACCTAGCTGGCGATCTATTCATAAAAGACTTTGGCCTATTCCTTAGTGACGGTGAAGAGTCTCGATTGGTTGCTGGTAGAGGGCCTATCGGTAAGAAGGGCGAGAAAGGCAAAGATGGAAATGATGGCGCTCCTGGCAAAGACGGTATGGATGGCGATACCTTCGATGTGATCGAGATGAGCGGCACCAATCTTGTTGTGGTGGTGAAAAGTGGGGATGGCAGCTTATCTACAAAGTCTTGTGATATGTCGCCTCTGCTGGAAGTCGCTGCTGACATTACAAAATCAATAGAGGTTAAGACGGCAGGTGATGTTAAGGCGCAATTTGAAGCTCATGCAAAAGGACTTCTGGAATACATCAGCGAGCATATCAATGATCGAGAGGCTATCCCGCTTAGCTTTTTTCGCGGATTGTTCAATACTGGCAATTCTTATGTTCGTGGCGATGCTGTCACATTCGGTAATGCCTTATATGTAACTGGCGAAGATACCAGCGCAATACCAAACTCCATATTTGAGGATGGCAATCCTTGGACAATGATCGTGGGCGCTGCCAGTGGTGGAGGCGGCAGTGGTGATTCTGGTAATGGCGGTGGCGGTGTTACTCCATCGTTCGTTCTTACGAGTGAACAAGGCGCTCATGGCGGATTAAGATTTAGTCAGTTCAGCGCTAGCGGCGGGCCTGGCATTGAGTTCGTTGGAATTCAAGGTGGGGCGAACGTAAGAGCCACGTTGACTACAGACATGATCGAGACAAACCCGCTGCCATTTCGTAATAGCAGAAACGGACAGTTCATTGGCACTCCTGAAGAGCTTGAGGAACTGACTGATCAGCGCAAAGTTAATGAGTTCTTTTATAAGACGCTTGGCGAGATTGAAGCCGGTGATATTGATATTCCGCCTGGCACGATTGTCTCTGATGATCCACCCGAGAATCCAGAAGAAGGTTTGTGCTGGTATGACACCGGAAGGCTGGAGCTGTTTGTATTCGCAGGGGACGGATGGTTCCCTTGTTCTCCGTTGGGTGCGAGGGTAGAAGCTGGCGAAATTAAACAGCAAGCGATTGCCGCGCAGGTAGAAACGAGCTTGCAGGATCAAGCCAAGATTGCTGCCAAGGTTGAAGAGCTTACCATTACCAAGGGCGCAGTCTCACGTTACACAGTCAAGGGTACTGAGATTAACGTAGCCACTAGAAATGGTGAGCTATACGTCAACAGTCCTAATGCGGCAGACGTAACCTATATCAGCTTTGCACCGTTTGATTCAAACGGACAGACTACTAAGCCGACTAACCCCGAAGACATTATTGAGTTTGTTGAAGCTGTGGGTGCGAGGAATGCGGGTGACGTAACGCGCTACAAGGCAATCAGTGGTGACTCCAATGCTTTGACGGTTGAGTACCTATCTGGAGTCAATGATTTTGAGGTAGATGAAGCTGAGGAAGTTTACATTTATCCTCAGAATAAAGAGGGTGTCAGCCAAGACTATGTAGATGAGGGTCTTGCATCAAAGTTAAATAACTCAGGCTCTAACCAATTACCTGATGACACTGATTGGAAGGTTAAGCAGCTTAACGCAGAAGGCAAAAACAAGACGCTGCTACATAGCGTAGGTGGAGCGCTTGGCGTTTATAACTTAAAAGAGCCTGTCGAGTCACATCACGCGGCGACCAAAAGCTATGTAGACGCTAAGTCTAGCGAAAACAGCGGCATCTCTGCATTTAGGCCACCAGGACTCAAGTTCATGTGCAGCATCGTTAACTTGCCGAATGGGTATTTTCAATGGTGGGTAAAGGAAAGCACGGGTAATCAGCATTTAGAGATTGCCACTACAGATAGAGATGGCATCGCTTGGGGAACCAATACGCCCCGTGAAGACGTTCGCTATAGCGATAACATACCCTTCACTATCTGGGAGGTATCAGGTGGTGGGTGGAAGATGAGGGTAACAGGAACTATCAGCCGGATTGATTTTCACCCCGATCACGCTCTTTGCTACGTTTCTTCCAATACCGCCCTGAATGGAGGCAACTTCGCTAATGGTTCTGGGCCTTACTACATCACGATCGGGGGCATATTTTGATGAATTTACCGGAGAAGCCTTGGGGTGAGGGCGCTACGTTCACCAACGATGAGACCGGAGTTAAGTACACCTTCGACGGCGAGAAGTGGCTTGCGGGCGGCGGAGCCGAGGCTGACGATGCAACACTGGCGCTCATCAATGAAGTTGATCGCACCAGCCAAATGCGCGACGAAGCCCTCGACGCCAAGATAGATCAAGAGTCCAATTTAAACACTGTCGCCCATATTAAGTTTGAAGATCAAATTCTGCGTTGTTACGCGTGGTCTGAGGGCGACAATGAAAGCCTCGAAAGAAAGCTTACCAAGGTAGACGAAGAATTACAGGCTCAGATCGACACAAACAAGGTTGAATCAGAGGACGGCGACAGGCAGTTACAGGCTGAGGTAGATCAGATCGCCCTCGCTTTAGAAGCGCTGTTAGTACAACGCGAACACGGCCAATGGAAGTATGTCGGGTTCTCTGGCGATACCATTCCGAGAAACGCTGGCGAGTTTGCTTTGGCGTCTGACGATCTTTCGTCAAGCGACAACATCATTACGCTGAACACAACTGACTTGGAGGGAACGACTCACGGTTTTGGTGACGTTGAGGTTGGCGATTACGTTGAAATCGTTGATCTTGATGAGCCTGAAAACTACGCTTTGTTTACTGTGACTAAAGCGCCAGAGGGATCGGGCATTGTCAATGTTGAGGTTGCTCTGAAAGATAAGGGCCAAAACATTCTGATCGGTGAGACTTGCGAGATACGCTTTTTCCAAGTGAATGAGCAGGACTTGCAACTGGATGATCTTGATAACCGCTATCTTAGATTAGCTGGCGGCGCGATGGACGGAGCCGCAACGCTCAAGGTTAATGTCCTTGAGCCTGTCAATACGCCGATGATTCAGTACAACGGCGATCCTGATTCTACCCACGCGGCTGGTTTGATTAACCGCTACATGATGACTGAGCATACAAAGCAGTATTTGAAGTTGTCGGGCGGCAATTTGACTGGCGGCATCAATATGGGAACCAATCCCATTATGTCGGTTCAATATTTGGGGATGACTGGCGCGAAGTGCATTCAAGAAGCCCAAACCACCAGAATCAAATTCGAAGGCAAGGTTGTCATTCCCAGAGTCGGCGACAACAAAGACGGCTTTGTTATCAAGGGACAAAATAATTCTGATCTCCTTAGCGCCTATCACCACTCAACCGATCCTGATTCTATCAATTACACGGGCAAAACAGGTGGCTCTACGAACATAGCTACCTGTGGATATGTAGACAGCAGGATTGGTGCATCAAAAGGCGCTCTGGCAAGTCACATGGAGCGGCTGTATCACAAGGGTAACCAAACCGATGGAAAGTCGTTTTACTTCTATAACCAAAACGGTGTGCCTACTACCGGAATGAATGACTTTCGCAAGTTCAAATGGAAGCTACCCAGTAGCCATTATCTTGTAAACATGGATGGTGCTGGCAGGGATATGGGTTACATCGTTATCAGCTCCACGAGCGGCCAGCTTTTGTATCAATGCCAAGTAAGCAATGCTCAGAAGGATGATCTTTATATCACGCTTGAACTTGATCACGACAACCACTACGGCACTTCCATATTGGGTGATGCCGGTTGGTATATTGTTCAACTGTTCTCATGCTTGAGGGAAGGCCAATGAATACCGCATGTTGGACGGTTGAAGATGTTCGCGAGCATTTGGGATTGCAGGATTCTGCCGATCCTAATATTGACGCAAAGATAGAGCAGTCTATGGCGATGACGCTCTCTGCTATTGAGAGATATTGCAATAGGCTTTTTGGCTATCGTCAAGACTACGAAGAAACCATTTACAAGACAAAAGGCGATGGCTGGCAGTTTCACTTGTGGCCGGTAAAAAGCCAAATTGATGTTGATGGTGTTCCTTGCAATGAAGTCACTATTGATAATCAAACGGGCATAGCCTGGTTCGATCATTACAACTATACAAGGCTTCTGAAGGTTAGCTATTCAGGCGGCTATTTAGAGTGCGATTTTCCGGCTGATCTATTGGCGGTGATGTTTGGCTCTATCTCAGGTGCTTACCAGCTTATAACCGGTGGGCAATACACCGACAGCGCTATCAGCAAAATAACGATACCTGATGTTGGGACGATTACTTACGACAATTCAACAAACTCAAACATTGGATTTGGCGGCGCGTTTATTGGTGGGATTATTCCTATGCACTGGCAGTCAACTTTAGATTTCTACAGGTTGCATGAATGTTAAATCAAAGCATGAAAATAGCGTGGGAAAAGGCGTATCGGGATTCGATAAATGCGCTTGGCGTACCCGCGACTGTTATGCCTAAGCATGGTGATCCTGTTGAATGCACTGTTGGATTTAAGACTTCAACTGACGTTGACATTATTAACGCTTGGGGAGTTGGATCAAAGATCATCACGATTCAAGTTGCTGACGTTCCTGATCTAGAAAAGCTTGATCGAGTCATGATTGAGAATGAGCGATACACGATAGAGCAAGTTTCGCCCATTCACTTGAATGAAATATTGATAGCTTGGCGTGGCGTGGTGCGAGGGCAGTAATGAGCGATTTGTATGTAAGACAGCAAATCAGGACTTGGATGAATGATCCAGCAATGGAGATTCCATTTTACGACACGGTTAACGCTGCGACTAACCCGCAAGACGATATATGGGTTACGGCAGACTTTAGCGCCATCTCAAGAGAGCGCCTTACTTATTGTGAAGGCTCTTGGACTGAGGATGGCGACGTATCATTAATCTATAACGGGCTTCCTGGTATAGGTGATGAAGCAATTTTCATGGCGGCTGAAAAAGACATAAAAGTTTTTATGTCACAAAGGGACGCGACTAGGCAGTTAGTAATAATTAGCCGAAGCGCAATCAACGATTTTTCTGGAGGCGGTACGAATCAGGCTTACCAGATTGAAATTATTGTGTCATATCAATATCAGGAGATATAAAAATGACAGCAGTTAGCACTCAAGATGTATCCATCTACTTCAGCAAAAACCAAGGCACTGCATTAACTTGCACTGCTCCTAGCGGAACTTCTGGACAAGAGATTGTTGTGCCTTGTACCTCTGGCACTGTGGCGCAGTATGATGTTGTTCAGTTTCGTGGAACCGGCTGGAACAAAGTTGACAATGCTTGTGTTGCAAAGGCAGCAGCTTCCGATTCAGACATAACGTTGCTTGGGCTAGAGAACACTTATGCTAGTGATTCTAGCAATCCAACTAAGTCAGTTGTCTATGGGCCAAACGACTTTATCAAGTTGTGTCTTAGCGAGATGACAATCAATGCCAATGATCCCTCTACGGTATCTGTAGCAACGTATTGTAATCCAAGCGCAATCATAGAATCAGCAGTACAAGAAGCTGGGACATTCGCCTTTGGTGGGTATCTCAATGTTTGTGACGCTGATTACCCCGAGCTGTATCGCCTATGTGCAGATCAAGAGCAAGTCGTAATCAAGATTGATCTTGGTAATGACGGTGACTGTCAGCAGGGCTGGTTGATTGCTGAAGGCACTTGCTCTAGCTCTATGCAGTGGGACTTACCCATTGATGGTGCTATGGCATACAGCGGCAGCGTATTGCTGCAAAACAAGTTCCGCCACTTCTGGCCAGTAATGCCTCTCATCCGATAAGGAGTACCAATGAAAAAATCAATAGACGGCGTTGATTATCAGCTAGCAAAGATCAAGGTTGGGCAGATGCTTCCGCTACTGCCTCGCTTTGCTGATGAGCAAGCTGAGGTGCAACGTGAAATGGTTGCCGCTTGTGTTCACCTCAATGGAGAAGCGCTTGGCTTAGAGCGCGTTGACGATCTTGATTGGGGTTCTTACCAAGAGCTTTCTGTCGCGGTTCTAGAGTTCAATGGATTTCCTACGGGCGCAGATGTGGGAAAGTCCTAAGCGAGTACGAGTTTAGTGTTTATCATTTAGCGAGAGAGTTAGGAATGCTTGTATCCGATATAAAGGAAAGGATGACTACTGAAGAGTTCTTCGGCTGGAATCTTTATTACAAGCGGATTAACGAATCTCGCGATGATAAGCCTAAAGGTGGTGGCGGCAATCTACTCAATGGAAGCATGGAAGGCTTGATAGGGGCGTTAACCTAATGAGCCTAATTGATGCAAGGCCGACTCGGATTCGCAAACAAAAGATCATTCCTGGTCAATCACAGACGATGACTACTAATACGTTTCAGGTTGTAGTTAAGTCGAACACGCTTAACGACACCAGAGCGATCATGCAAAAGCTGATTCTTGATGGTACTTCAAACCAAATGAGGCTTGGCAATAATCCTGAGCGACTAACGGTTGATGGCAGTGACACCAAGAATATGGCTCTGGTTAAAAAGAACATTGTTGTTACGTTTCAGGATTCTGTTCCTCTTGAACTTATTGATGCCATCGAAAGAAATCTCATGTCATTTATTGCCTCTTCTCCAGTGGTTGACGATAAGTTTTTCGGTGACTCCTTTAATGGTGAGAATGGCAGTCAAGGTTATAAAAACAGGATAGGAAAGATCAGCGCTTGGGAGTGGGTTTTTATCCCGCCAAAGAACGGTGCAAAGGTTGGTAACAGGAAAGGAGCAAGGGTTGCTGATCCACGCAAATCAACTTCATTTCCACAAGATTCCGTTTGGGTGCTGAAGCCCGCGCCAGGCAATACTGAGTCTGGTGTGGCTAACGTAGCAGCGTTTTGGATGACTGATCAAAGGGCTAGCAGGGCTAAGGGCGGCTACGACACAATTGACGGAAAAGGCCGTGTCAACACTGGGGTTCGCATTACCAGTCGATCAACAACCAAGCGCGGCTTTATAGCGCAGACAACAGCATCCGTTAAGCGATTGAAGGCGGCGCGATCAGTCACTATCTGGGGTGGCTATACAAAAAAATATCCAGTCAAGGGTGAGCAGTGGTTTCCTGATTGGATGTGGAAAACGCGGGCAAAGGCGGGTGTCGATAAGTTAACTCCTTACATCATGATAAAGGCAAGATCAAAGCGCTCAAACGGCAACAGGGGTTATCAGACTGAAGGCCAGATATTAAAGCGAATGGCCAAGCAAGCTTACAGAGGTAGAGTGCAGTGACAAATAAAGAGAGAATTGTTTATACCATTGAGACTGAGTGGGATGCCAAGAGTAGGGCCGCGCTGGACGCGCTTCAGAAACAGGCCAACAATACTGAAAAAGCTGTTGGCAACATGTCTAACAATGTACAGAAGGCTGGCAAGAGTACCCGAAGCGCTGGTTATGCTGCTCAGAATGCTTCCTATCAAATTGCTGACTTCTTCGTAATGATTCAAGGCGGCATCTCGCCACTAAGATCACTCACAACTCAGTTACCTCAGTTGCTTGCGGGCTTCGGGCCTCTGGGCGCTGTGATGGGCGCTGTCGCTGCTGTTGGTGCCTCTCTGTTTGTAGCATTTCAGAATATGGGCGAAAGCGCTGAAGCATCTGCCAAAAGGATTAAGGCGTTTGGTGATGCTGTTGAGGGGCTTGGAACAGAAGAGAATGGAACTCTAGCGCAGTTCAGGAAGGCTATAGAAAGTGCTGATGTTGAGCTAAGAAAGCTGATCGAGGCTCAATACATACTGGCGGGCTTGGAAGCCAACAAGCAGTTAGATGCTGCTACAAAGTCTTTGAATGAATACTTTGATGCCCTAGCCAATGTAGGAAATAGATCAGACTACGAGATAGCGCAAAACTTTGAGCTTTTTGAGAGTCAGCAAATCGCGAAGATCAAATCTGATTTTGAGGCTATCAACGATGCTGCTGCAAAAACAGTTCTTGATCTAAGTAACAGCTTTAAAGATGGATCGTTAACTGCCTCAGATTTTGCTTATGAGCTATCAAGACTGGCTGCTCAGGGGTTGATTGATTCTGACTCCACCTCGGATATTGTTAAAGTCATTGGACAGTTTGAGCAAGCAGAGCGAGCAGCAAAAGATTTAAATGGCGAGCTGTATGGCGATAAGCCAACGCTAACGTTAATAGATAAAAAAGCTATTATTGAGGCTGAGGCGCTGATTGCGAATGTCAGTGACGGTGTATCACGGTTTTATGACGAACTATTTAATCTTGAGACTGTACGTTTTGAGATTGGTGAGGATCAATTTCAGGAAGCGTTTACAGCACTGAAGAATAAGTTTGCTGATGACTTGTTGCCAGAGATTAAAGTCGAGTTAGAGCTTTCAAAGGCAGAGCAAGAGCTAAATCAGTTTGCCGATAGTTTGAAGCGCTCACTTGATCCCATGATCGAATACCGCGAGCAAGTGTTTAAGATTAACTCTGCTCTGCTACTTAACAAGATTAGTGAAGAGGAAGCAACAGCAGCAATTAAGGCACTCAATGATGAGATGCTGAAAGAGGTAGCCATTCGCAATAAGCGTCTTGCTTCGCTTAAACAAGCTGGCAGAGCTTTGTTAGAGGGTGTAGAGCCAGCAAGAGCATATCGAAGAGAGGTGCTTGAGGCGAAAGAGGCGCTGGCCGCTATTGGCGCTACAGGGCCACAAACGGCGGCGGTGATTGATAAGATCACAGATAGTTACCTTCAGTTTGTTGAGGTAACGGCAAAGCGCAAGCCAGAGAATCCATTAGATCAATTCGATCTGCAAGGTTATGAAGGTGTCATACAAGACATGGAGGGTGCCATCGAGGGATTCGGTGACAGCTTCGCTGATTCTATTCTGGATGCGACTGAGAGCGGGATGGAGTCATTCAAAGCGTTTGCTGATTTCGTGATCAAAGAGATTGCGCGGATCGCATTAAAGAATCTAGTAATACAGCCTCTAGTCAATTCGCTTACAAACCTCTTTCCTGGTGGGACTGGTGCAACAACAGTGGGTGAAGTTGAGACTGTTACTGGTGGGATTGCTAGGGCTTCTGTTGCATCTCCTACGGCGATTGCAGGAAGTGCTATGTCTGTTGGCAGCTCATCGGGTGGCAGGAGCGCAGTGAACGTCAACGTAAACAACTACGGAAATGATGAAGTGGAAGTGCAGGAGCGCAAGACTTCGCGTGGCATTGAGATTGACGTTCTTATTAAAGCAGCGGTTAACAAAGGCTTGGCTGGCGGTGATTTCGATAGCGCCATGCGAAGCAGCTATGGTTCAAGGAGGCTTGCATACTAATGGCATATCAAGGTGATGTAGGTGCTAGGCCACCAGAGCTTGACGGTTGCTGGAGTAGCTGGACTGAACAGCAGGTTGATAACGTTGTGAAGTCTCCTGCTGACTCAGGCGTGGTAAAGACTAGGCCAAGATTCACGGGCATTCAGCGTAGAGCTGAAGTTAGCGTGAAGCTCAAGGCTGAGCAGTACAAGGATTTTATGGGATGGTTCAATGTTGATCAAAGGCAAGGCGCTATCCCTACCTACGTAGTCACGCCCTATGGCGATGAAGAGCTATGGCAGTTCATGGCTCCACCTAAGATCACTTGGCCGGAGGCGGGCTACTTCGAGGCTAGTACAGAGCTGTATCAGCAGAGCGGGTGGAACGACTGATGCCTACTGTAAACCTCAATAATAATGTTAATCGGATGCACGGCGAGGTGGCTTACTTCTTCCTCATGACGATTACTGATCCCGAGTCCAGCACCATCCTTCGTGTGGTGAATAACCTAGAGGACGTAACGAGTCGGGGTGAGGTGTATACCGCATTCCCATTCGAGATAACTTTACCGCCTGACACTGGCACGGCTCCGGCTGGCGTGAAAGTGACTACGGTGAATGTTGGCGCTGAGCTAATGCAGATTCTTCGGGGTACGCTCGATCCACCAAAGGTAAAGCTTGAGCTAATCCTATCTAACGATACAGACATTGTAGAAAAGACAATCGACTTTATGGTACTCCGTAACCTTGAGTACGACATTGAGAGTGTAAGCTTTGAGCTAACTTCATCGTCAATATTTGCCAGAAAGACTTGTACTGGCATCTACAGCCAGAACGAGTTTCCTGGCCTACTGTTCTCGTTGCAATGAATATCTCTGACTACATTGGCTTGCCATACAGCGACAGAGGCAGAGGCCCGTCGTTTGATTGCATCGGTTTCGTTCGGCATGTTTATGCTAATGAGCTTGGCTTGGAATTGCCCGATTTTCTACGTACATATAAAAGCGCTGAAAACGCAGAAAGCGTTGCGGCGGCGATCAATGAGCGTAAAATTGATTGGATAAAAGTAGAAGAGCCAAAGCCATTGGATTTACTGCTATTTAAGATATTGGGGCATCCTGTTCACGTAGGACTGTATCTTAACCAGAGCGATTTTCTTCACTGTTTCCGAGGCTGCAATAGCTGCCTTGAGCGGCTGGATTCTCACAACTGGAACAAGCGGCTTTTAGGGGTGTATAGATGGAACGGTTGAACCAGCCAGTCATATTTGAGGCTAACGCTTTAGAGCCAGTTACAACGTTTTTTGTACCTGCGGGAAATACTATTGGTGAAATTCTAGAACTAGCGGAGATACCAAAAAACCTGTATCCGTTTGTTGTAGTGATTATGAATGGCGTGGAGGTTCCGCAAGATCAGTGGGCGAGAGTCGAGCCAAGGCTTGATGACATTATCGGCCTTCATTACATTCCGCTAGGCGGTGACGGTGCGAAGGGCATATTGCGGATGGTGGCGCTGATTGCTGTGGCTATTGTTGCGCCTCAGCTTGCTGCCCTAATACCTGGTCTTACTACTACGGCAGGTGCATTAACGCTTACTGGGCAGTTTGTAGCGGCTGGAATCACGCTTGCAGGATCACTGCTGATTAACGCCATCATCCCTCCACCTAAGCCTGTATCACCAACGCAGAGTGCAGCGGGTGATAGCTACTTCATTAACTCGCAAAGCAACCGCGCTCGGATAAATGAAACCATCCCCATCGTTTACGGTATGCATAAACTTTATGCGAACCTTGCTTCTGCTCCATCCATCTTCTCTGCTGGAACTAGTTCCATTTTCACTGCCCTGTATGACTGGGGATTGGGTAATGCCGACGTTTGGGATTTGCGGGCTGGTGATACTTCTATAAGCAAGTTCGGCGGGACTATTCGCCACCTTCGTAACGTGCCAGAGCATTACGATCCAGAGAATCCGAATCGAGGATTAGCGCCTGTTGATCTTGAGTTGGTTAATTACCCTACTAAGTCTGCCGAGCTTAACGTTGAGCTAAACAAAAATAATGACAAAGCCTTCCCGTCTACAGCGCCTAACAGCAAGTCTGCCGTTATTGAGTTTACGTTCCCTAGCGGCTTGCTGAAGTACGATAAGAAAGGCAATGAGCAAAGGCTAGCCGTCCAGTTCAATGCAAGGATGCGAGGGCCAAGCTCAAACTTTACGTGGGTTAATCTTCCTAGCGGAAGTCGCGGCTATGCCGGTGATCACTTTCAAATTTCTGGCGGCTTCTTGGGTAACGATGTTGTTAAGAATCCTAACGAACCTGCTAGCGTTGATCTGCGCTTAGACAACTATGCAATCACATCGGGAACAAAGGTTTTTGTTAGGCTAAAGTTTAATCAGCCTACCTTCTTTATTCGCCCTCAGGATGATCTGTGGTTTATCGACGCGGAAAACTCTGAGCGAGTTCCTGCATTCGATTTCAACGAGACACCTAATCCCGCTGACTATCCGCCAGAGTGGGTTTTGGTGACAGGCGATCAGCCAGCAAAAGGCGTATTCGTAATCACTGAGGGCAGAGAGTACGGCTTTGAGTTTCTTACTAATGGGGTGAAAGATGGATACTACCTTGCTAGAACAAACATGGAGAACTTCAAGGATGACGCTCCGCCAGATGGCTTCAATTTTCCGGCGGGTGTTGTCAACAGTGAGCAGCTTGTCGTTGGGCAAGAGTCAAATGGTGATGTTGTTGATCCGCCAATATCAGGTTCTCTGTATTCTCAGGAAGTAGGGCAAGAGACTTATCTAAGGATCATTCAGACGCAAGCCATGTCAAGGCGAGAGATGGCGCGATGGACAGAGATTCCAACGTCTGCTCAGCTTTTTTACATGGGTAAGAATATTGTTCTCGATGTGGCTTTGGTTCAAGAATACAAAGGCCAGCTAAAGCTGATTGATGATCCTCAAGAGGTTTATGGCGGCGTTAAAACTCGGGTGGCTTATTACGCACTGAAGGTAGCTCCACGGAATGTTACGAGCTATGGCATTGGTACAGCGCCAGCCTTTAACTTCAATCCTGAGTTTAACGGTGACTTTGTAACCCGATCCTCATTCAACATTAGCGGCAACAAGCTAACGGCGGGCAAGGTATCTATTGTTGTTCCTTTTGCTGTTGAAGGTGAGTACGAGTTTGAGATAACCCGAAGCGGTGATCACGAAAACTATCAAGGTGATGATCGTTATATTGAGAAGTGTTCATTAACGCGGTTAACAAGCCGTGGTTATCCTGTTAATCAAATTGGTGAGCGCAGAGGGATACTGAACCTCAAGAAAAAGCACACCATGACAGAGCTAAGCTTTCAGGCTAGCGGCAATATACAGGGCAACGTACAGCAGATCAGCGGCATGGTACGCCAGTACCTCAGATGGCATGACGGCACTAACTGGCGTGAACCTAGCGTTGGGCCTCGCTACTCTTCAAACCCTGCTTACATTGTCCTAGACATACTTACAGGCTACTCAATACAGAACAGCACTGATATTCAGTCAAAGCTAGACTTCGATGGCGGCTGGATCAGTGATAGTCAGATTGACTTTGCTACGTTCAAGCTGTTCGCAGATCACTGCAATCAGAACGTTAGTTATACCGACAAGTATGGCGTTGTTCAGACTAGATACCGATACCAGATTTCCTACCATCATAGCGAGCGAAGCTCCAATCATTGAAACCTGTCAATAACATCTTGGGCATGTGCCGCGCTCAATTGATAATGAATCAGCAGGGCCAAGTCTCTGTGATGCTCGATAGCGATAAAAACCTAGACGGTACAAGGAAGGTAGCTCGACAGTTATTCACCAGCCAGAACAGTTGGAACTTTAGGGCTACTAGGAACTTTGTTGATCTTCCCCATAGCTTCAATGTCAGCTTTACTGATCCAGAGCTTGGCTATCAGCAGGGCAATTACGAAGTCTTTCGCCCTGGCTACAATGAGCGTAACAGTACAATCTTTGAGGACATATCAACGTTTGGTGTAACTCACTGGCATCAGGCTGCTCAGTGGGGCATGTATCAGCTAGCGCAGGGTGTCATGCGATCAGAGATTTTCACTCTTACGGTTGATGTTGAAAGCTTGGTTGTTCAGCGTGGCGACATCGTAGAAATCCAGCATGAGGCTCCAATCATAGGAGGTACTTCTGCTGTAGTTGTAAGCGTCAATGCAAAGACGCTAAGCATAAGTGAAGATTTAGGATTAGTGTCTAACGCTGGCTACACGATTCGATCTTCAACTGGCGATATATACAACGGCACTTGTGATGCGGTTGGTAGGGTAGTCACTCTGGATATTCAGAGAAACAGTATTGGCGCTGGCGATATTATCGTAATCGGCACAATCGACAATAAAAACGCAGTAACCACAAAGTACATAATTTCCGAGGTTAGGCCAAAGTCTGATTTAACGGCTGAGCTAACGATGGGCGTTTTCAATCCCGATCTATACACGACGGATAACGGCGGGTTCCCATCGTACGATCCAAACTTTGGTCAGACGGATCAGGAATCGGGTTATCACTCTGTCGTTCAGCTAGAGGGTTTCAGCTACCTCAGCATTGAAGATCGGATGCCTTTCACCATTGCTACTCTAAAGTGGCGCTGTGATCCATTGGATGATGCTGTACATAGGTTTGTCATCGAGTACCTAAAGACAGGAAGTATAGAAAAGCAGTTTGTTGCTTCGGTTGCGGCAACTCCAGACAGTGAAGGCAACTTTAGGGCTGAACATCGTTACAGCAATAGCAATGAAAATTTCGGCAGTGGTGTTTATTTTGTAACGCCTTTATCGACTTTAGGCTATTACGGTAAGTCTGATCAGGTTTACCTAGCGAAAGTCTATGACAGAACGGTGCCACACGATCCAGCTCCATTCAGTGTTGAGCGTTTAGGTGTCAGTGATGCGATGCGCTTTATTTGGACGCCATCTTATCGGGATAACGATATAGAAGGCTACGTAATCTACAGAATGCCCCCAGGTAGCTCAGTATTTGATGCGGGCGTTGCTGAGGTGTATCAGCAGATAGATAACAACAGAACGCATAGCTGGGAAGATATTTTAGTAGAAGGGGTTTTCTGGATAGTCAGTGTAGATACCAGTGGCAACGAATCGCAGCCTGTACCTGAATCTGTCTACTGGGAGCTTCTGCAAAAGATATGTGGTGATCCCGCTTGGCCGGATGACAAGCTTAATTGTCAGAAAGTTATCGAAGAACTCGTTATCGACGGTAACGTTCCTGTTACAGAGTATGCGGGCAAGCAGGGGCGCTATGCCTTCTACAGCTATTCAGAAGTGAGTGAGCTAGAGCAGATAGCCAACTTTGCTTTGCGAAGCTATATCGAAACCAGCACCAATCTTGACAGCATTGTTCTTGCTGACGATGAGTGGGAGCCAATGTCATCTATTAATCCAATCAGCTATCAGCCTGACGGAGTTCATTACGAAGTTTGGCATGAGGTGTCTGTTGATGGTGGTGGCTGGCAGCGTTTCCACAATGAGCTTTTCAGAGGTGATCAACTTCGTTACCGATTAGTTCTTGCTAGCTATAAGCCTAATCAGGACTTGAGAGTTCAACGTGCTTGTATCTACGTCTACACCACAAACAATGTTCTTGTTGAAAATAAGGACGTTATAGAAATTGAGGATAACAGCAATGAGTAACAGGCCATTCACAGATTTTCCTATTGATCCCAATACAACAAGCGGTACAGAGCTTGCCGAGATACTTGATAGATTTCAGCAGTCTGTCGATAGCATGAATTTAGGCAATGGCCGTCCAAGCTATTTAGAAGCTGGCGGGCTTTGGACTAAAGGCAGAAGCGGAACAATAGACTTGTACCTATTTGACGGTGCTAAAGATGTTCTAATCGCTGGTAGTGGTACGGGTGACGGTGGAATGGCTATTAGTGAGCAGCCGCCATCATCACCTAGCGTTGGTGATATGTGGATGCGCCTTCCTAATAATGTGGTCATGATTTGGAACGGCGATTTTTGGTTTCAATTCCCGTCATCTGGAGGCGGATCAAGTAGCGGCGGCGATCTGCCAGCAGGACTAGAGCGAGGCCAAACGCTGAAGTGGAACGGCACCGCTTGGGAACCGTCCGACGTTCTAAGGATTCATCCTGGCGGAGTTGAGGCGGTAGACGTTAGCGGCAAGCTTCACTTGCACCCGACTGGCACTGATCCTAACGGTGCAGACATGAGCAGAGGGCCTTATGGTAGCGTCCTTGAGTGCGACGTTTACTGGAATGCAACCGACGGATGGACAGGCTTAAAGAACGACTGGAACATTAGTTGGATTCGTCCCAACGATGACAACTTAAACGCCAATCGTCGTAACGCCTTTGATGTTGTTGCAGATAAGTTTGTAGTGAGACTGTCGCCCGCTCCTGCTGATGATCCTTGGTATGACAGAGAGATAGTCTTTCGCGCAGAAGAGAAATCCGTGTCAATCGGGGCTAGGGATTACCGATCAAAGATTTTCGTTCACGGTGATTGTTATCTAGGAATGAGTGAAAATTTCTACGGTAGGATATTGCCAACAAACCCTGATGATAAGCCTGGCACATTCTTTTGCGGTGGACAGAGTATGCTTGGCTCTTACATCGAAGGCGAACCATTAACGCCAATTAACCAAGCAGAGATCGACGATCCATCGTTGATTAGGCAGCGAGCCTTTGTACAAGACGCCGCCCTGGATATGGCTGCCAACCCCATCTATAACACCGGAAGCCCCGACGATCCGAGATGGGCGCTGCTGAGAGATAAGATGTGCGTTACCGTCGAGTGGATCGAGAAGAACGCCATTGTAGATGACGGATCGGGAACCGTAGTCAGCAAGACTTCTACCATCCTTGGCGATACTAACGATGACACTCACCAGCTTATCGGTGATGTTTATGTTGGTTACGAGGACAAAGAATCACTTCCCAATAACGATGACACGGTTGGCGGAACCCTATTCTTAAAGCGTGGAATGATTGTCGGGCGTGACAACGCGGGCAACGCCTCAATTGGCATGGAAGGCAATGTCATTTTTGATCTTGGCGATCCGGTGTCGGAATCTTGCGCGGTTAGCAAAGGATACGTTGAGCGTGAGCTTGTTGGTGACATTAAGCAGCTTGAAGATGACGTTGATACGAACCAAGTCAATATCGTCAACATGTATAACGAACAGATCAAACAAGCCCTTCAAATTCAAGCACTGCAAAACGCTCAAAGAGAAATTGCATTGTCGGTGAAGGATGCCGTTTCCAAATCCACCAAGTTTGCAGAGCTAAAAGACAATCTCATGGAAGCTATGGAGAAATTTCTATGACTATCAATATTGTAAGCGTCCCATTTCCACCCTCGCCTGATACTGGTGCGGTTTACTCAATCTGGAAGTTCGATGGCCTGTATTGGATGCTTGATCCAGATCAGGCTTCAGGAGGCGCTGTGGAGTGGGAGAAGCTAATTGATAAACCTCAGCAGATAGATGCGCTTGGATTAGATAACGTGGTTTCAAGTGGTGCTTATCAGCCAGCAAAAGGTATCAGTGAAAAAGAAGCTGGCGATTCTTGGAGTAAGAATAAATGAGTGGGACTAAAGTAAGTATTAAGTATGGATTTGGTAAGCCGCAAACGGGTTCATTAAAGAAAGCAGAGCTGGCGATCGACTTAAAGGATTTGTCTCTGTGGACTGCTGAAAGCGATGGCTCTGAACCTGTACGTGTGGGCCATGATACGACTGAGATCGAGGGAGAGATTGATCAGATCAATATTGATATTCAGTTAAACACAGAGGCCATTGATCAGCTTGATAAAGATGCAGTTAAAAAGAATGTGTCTACGATGCAAGAGATGATTGGCAAGCTTAAAGCTGTTGGCTTTGTTGGTGATGGCTCTGAGTTGTCTGGAATAACTGCTGATCAGCTTGATGACGTTGATACCTCTGCGGTTAAGCGTGATGACTTTCTTATTTACAACGGGACAAATTGGGTTGCCGAAGATTTTCACATCGACACTGAGCTAACCTATCAGGGCGGCATAGCGCTATCCTCTCCCGCGCCTTCTGGGCCAGCGAACGGCGATCTTTACATTAACAATGCGGATGGCGTCGTCCATCCAAGCTGGACAGGTATTGGAGGCCAAACAGTAAAGGCGGGTAACGTAGTCGGCTGGGCTGCAAATAAGTCTAGGTGGTTTCTGCTGGGCGACATTGCATCATCGTCTGTAACCGACGTTGAGGGTGGCCTTGGTATAAGTGTGGATGACTCAAAACCAGCCGAGCCAATTGTAAGCATTGACAGAGTTGAAACTGATAAGTGGTACGAACCCAAATTCAGCAAAAATACTGCGTTCAACAAGGCTTTCGGTACGGCATCTGGGCAGGTTGCTCAAGGCAATCACTTACATACTGGGGTGTATCAGCCTGTTGGTGATTACGCGCTAAAAAGCTACAGCTATTCTAAGGCAGAATCAGATGCTAAGTACGAATTAAAAGGCCAAGGTGGCGCCCCAAGCACGGATACATTGCAGACCGTAACGACCAGAGGAAACACAACCGACAAGGAAATTATCTCTGTAGCTTTTAGGGCTAATGGCCCATCAAACACCGGTGCGCCAACAACCAGTGTCGCCGCTGCCATGTTTTTAAACGGGGGCAAAAGCTCTGGCGGTGAAGGTGGAGAACTCCGAATTGGTGCGTTCAACAACGCTAAGGGTTTTGCCGCCATTAAAGGCAGCATCATTGACGCGGGGGGTAACACCAAAGGCGATTTAGATTTCTATACTAGAAAGAGCAGTGGCGATGCCGCGATGACGCGAGCGCTCAGGTTAAGCAGTAATGGAAACGCTGTTATTTCTGGTTATGTAAATGCACTGACGTTGAGGAACGCTAATAACACAGTCGGCGATAAATTCACGGTGGCAGCCAACGGACACACCGTTGTTAAATCGGTGACTAGCCCAAGTAATCTAGCGGGGACGCATGGAAGCTGTACCTTTATCTTCGGCCAAGGCTTTGGTGACAGTCCAGGCAATGTTAAATCAACGTCAACAATTGCAACGGGAAAATATCATTGCGACTGGAATACTGGTGGAAACTTTTTTGCCGGACAAATCGCAATCATGGCAACGGGCGCAGTCTCAGACTATTTCAGTTATTCAGTAAACACAGTCTCAACAGGCTTTTTTGAGGGCGCCGATCTGTTCACGTATGAGAACAACATAAAAGGCAAGCAAATCTCTTTCATGATGTTTGCGGGCGTTCCTAGTAATAGCTCAGTCAGCCCAGCAAGCATTAACTTCGATCAGGAAAAATACGATCAATACATGACTGATATGGAGAAAGCTTCAGAGATGGAGTTTTGCGGTGGGGGACATGATGACGTTTTTGTTATGCCTAACGCAGAAGGCTGCTTAACACTCACTACGCCTTACTACAGCGATTACGATTTTTGTATTCCCCACCTTAAAACTATGGTTAAGGCTAAGCGTTCAGAGTTGCCTTCAAGTTTGCTGCATAACGCTTTTAGGTTAGACGGCAAGAAAATCCTTGTTGATCTGGATGCCGCCCGTGCTGATGTTGAACGGCAATTTACTGACACCCTTGCTGCTCTAATGACTCAACGTCAAAACGTGGCAATGCTAACAGGCGATCAACGCCATGTAACTACTTTCAAAGAGACTTACACCTCTACGATTGAGCAAATCCGCAAAGGTGATGAAAAAGAACTAGCGCGTATCTTAATCGCGCTGTCAGATTTAAGTGCTGAGTTTGTAGCGCTTAGATAGTTATGGGGGCGGCGGGGCCGTCCATTGTTTTTTGCCGTACCTCTCAGTCGGTGAAAAGCGATGCCCGTCCGTCCCCACCCATTGATGCATAGGAGAACGGATATGCAGATTGATAAAAAGGATGTAGTAATAAAAACGGTGCTTTTGTCTATAGTGATTTTCACGCTGGGGCCTCTCCTGGTCGGATGCACTTCGGCAGAGCAAAAGAAGGAGTATCGGGATGCACAAGTCTCAGTTATTTCAACTCAAGTTGACGCGAGAGCCAAGGAGTCTAGTGCTGACGCTGCGGCTAGAATCGCCTTATATGCCGCGATGGCTGAAGTGGCTCGCACTTCGCCGTCCAGTGCTGACGCAATTGCTGTGGCGATGGCGATCAGCAGTGTTAAAGAGGAATCCTCTTCCGATAATGGAATTGTTCAGCTTCATAAGGAGCAGAGTGAGGCCGTAGAAATTGCTAAGTACGTTGCCCCAAGCCTTATACAGACATTAGGCACTGTGGCGATTGCTGGCTATCAGTCATCAGTCTCCAAAAACAACTCCGATAACGCTGCATTGGTTGCCCTGGGCGAGAGTGGTAAGGACGCTGACATCATGAGATCGGTTACCGATATGGCGAGTGTAGGGCTGTCACGAGACACAGTGAGTGTGGGTGGTGATTACAATGAGGCTGGCGGCAGCATAGATCAGTCTATTAACACGAGTACGGCACAAGCCAATACAACCACAAGCGAACAAAACGATATGTCGGTGACGAATAGCAACAATCAGACTACATACCAAACATCAGATGGTACGAACGTTTCTTTGGCCGACATAGAAGCGCTGATAGCCAATGGCATTCAGGTAACGGTAATCATCGACGGTGAAGAGGTTGAGGTGCAGCAGTGTGAGGATGAGCTAACTTTTGGTGGCTCTTGTGGGTAAGACTAAGCCGCCAGCCGATATTGAGCGTTACGCAATCGAAGAGTTGCTGCGCTCGATTAAATCAATGGCTGAGAGTCAGAAGCAGTTGGTTGAGCTGGCTGAATCTATTGTTGCGGAGGCTCGGAAGAGCCAGCATTCTGAGGACGGGGCTGGCTAACCGATTTTCACAGGCTGGAGTGCCTTTCCTCAAGCAAAGGATACCATTGATAGTGTTCCAACTACTATGGCTGATACCCAGAACAATACACTTAGCGTTAACGCATTGTCTTTCTTTGCGGTTGAATACCAAACCCAAGGTTTACGCTCCGCCAAATCCTTAGCAGCGCTTAGAGTGGGTATGTCGCGCTTGAATGGCCGCTTGTAGCCGGACTTGTGGAAGGCCCAGAGCGTCGAGCCTTTCTGCCTGACGATTGATCCGAGCGTATTACCCTCACAATCCATGACTAGGAAATGTGAGGTTGCTGTCTGTAGGATTTGCATTAGAGGCCCCACCCGTTATTTTTTGGAGCTGGCTGCTCTTGTTGATCTTCAGATTTCTTCCACATTTTCGCGGTGAAACCATCAGCAGGATTTTGCTTTCGAGTAAGATCAAAGAACAGGCACTCGTTGCCAGCATTATCTGCCTTTACCCAATCCTCTGATCGACACTCCTTTACGAACTCAGAAAATGCTCTCAAATCAATTTTTATGCTGGCGAGAACAAAGTCCGGCTTTTCGCTTTTGGGCGCGTTGAAAAACATTCCGTTAACAAACTTTTCGATACCTTTAGACATAACTATTATCCTTTTACCATGAGTGAAATTTTTTCGTTCGTTTCGTTGCTAACCAAATCCCTGACGCGCTCTGATTCATACTCTGTCAGTTCATTAATAACCTCTCTGACGCCTTCAGCATCATTGTTCGAGCAGTGTTGCACTAGAGCTTCAGCGTAGCTGTTAACATCATCACTGAAGGTGCTTAGCAATGATCGCCAGCGATTCTTAAAGTGCGTTATCTTACCCTTCTCAGCGCCGCTGAAAGCCTCTGTCTGCTGCTCTTCGCTTAGCTTTGATACATACTCGCTGAAGGTACTTGGATTGCCCATGGCCATCAGCCATAGCGCTTCCTTGTAGTTGTCGGATTGGTTCTCGAGGGCAATCAGCAATTCTTCAGCGCTAGCATATTCACCACCACTCCAGCCGGTGCTGGCAAGCGCTCGGCCAATGGCTGATGTTTCAGCATTCTCTAAGTAGGATGTGCTGTTAACGCCTCTATCAGATCGCCCTTCTAAGGCATGTCCAATCCCGTGGATCAAGCCATTTTCATCAGTCAGTCTTGCTTGCATAACGCAATGAGTTGGCTCAAGCGTAATGATTTCAGTGACTACAGAAATGTGCGGATTAGCCGTTTTAAATGCAGCTAACCGAGGCGCAACTTGCCAGTACCACTTGTTATGTAATTCCAACATTCCGGCAGATTTCTTTGATGCATCGTCAAGCTGACGAAGATCAGAACCTTCTAAGCTAATCATACTGAGGACTCCATTTTGATAATGACGTGGCGCATAAATTGCGAGCTGTCTCGCTCAAACTTTGCGTTGTCGTTGTTAGCGTGGTGATACATTAGTTCCCACAAGTTTTCTGCAAACCAGTTTGCTGAGGCGTTCTGTTCTTGCTTCGCTGTACCGGCAAAAAGTGCCTCACTGATGAAGAGTTCAATCGTTTCATCAGCGTTAAGCTCGAACTTTTTTAGTAGCCTTTGCGAAGAGTTTAATCCATCATCTTCGTAAGCTTCATCTATCCGCCTAGCGTCGTTAATTTCCCTTGCTCTATCTATATCCAAAGTGATCAACTCCTTTTTGTGAATGGGTGTTACCGCACTACTAACAATAAACCGTCAAGGGTGTGACATGCAAGCGATGAAACGTTGTTTTGTCGTGTTTTGATAGGCTCAATATCAAGTGGCCTACATAACTTCATAAAGACTCGAATCACGACGCCTACAGAAAAAAGCTTGCAATGCTATTTTATATCCACTTTAATAATTGCTTGAGTAGTCCTGCGAGCAAGTAGCTTGTGGTTCTAAGTAAATAACGTTACGACAACCTGAGAGGTACAAACCATGTCAAGAAGCAGAAATCCAGTCTACGCCAGGACGGCAAAGGAAAAGAAAGAGCGCCGCCTTGAGATGCTTAAAGTCGCGGCTCCGTTCAGCGAGAAAGCCTTTGAGTTTTTGGGCAGCTATTACAGCGCCGCTGCGTTTTTAACGCTCTCCTACCCCCAAGTTCAGAAAATCAAATCAGGGAAGGATTTCTTTAATGTTAAAAGCGCAATGATGATCGAACGAATCACCGATGGTGAATTAACGCTTCGGCAGCTACGTCCAGATTTGCACTTCTCTGATAGAGAGATTTCTGAGGCTATCGAAAAGGGCAGGGTTAATGCAGCGGCATGGGCTGAGGCTAAAAACAAGCCTTACCACACGGGAGTTCTGTTAGATGACTAGTGTTGGTGGGTACAACCCAATGCGGTATGACTGCAAAAGCAGGGGTTGCTACAACCTTCATCTACGGCCAAAAATTGAAACCTTTGCTGAGTGCTTCCCTCGAAAAATAGGGATGGGTGACGTAGATGGTATTGTGGAAATCGGCTGCAAATTTTTACTGGTGGAGTGGAAGTCAGATGGCGGCTTAGTCACTCGAGGCCAAGAGATTATGTTTGAGCGTCTAACCAAGGATAACGAACAATTCGTTGTCTACGTTGTTGAAGGCAATCCGGTAACGATGGAGATTGATGAGTACACTATGTATTTTAACTCTAGCGTTCAAAGATTTACCTGTCACGATCACGATGGCCTTGCTGAGCTTAAAGGCAGCTTCTCTAGTTGGGCAGAATGGGCTGAGGGGAAGAAGTCATGAGTGGAGTTGATACGGTTTTGTCGATGCTGGATAAGGTGAAGGCGGTTGGTGGTAGAGGCCAGCGCCAGTGGGTTTCTCTCTGCCCGTCACATAAGGATAGGGAGCCAAGCTTAACGATCAGCGAAGGCCACGATGGTAAGGTTTTGATGACGTGCTTTAAGGGATGCGAATACAACGAAATCGTTTCTGCCCTTGGGCTTAAATACTCTGACATTAATCCATCGTCACCGGTGGAGGTTGATCGCGTCCAGCGAGCCAGAGATTTCTGGGACATGGCAGGAGATGGTGTTGAGCATCATCCCTACGCCTACAAGAAAAAGATCACTGATGCTTTCGGTGCGCGGCGTGGCCGTGGATTCGGGCGAATCGTCGGCAATGGTAGTGACTGCATTGTTCTACCGATGAGAAGCATCGAGGGCGATCTGGTGGGTGTTGAGTTGATCAATGAGACTGGCGAAAAGCAAACCTTTGGCCACAAGGGTTATCTCGTGCTAGGTAGTCCAGAGACAGCAAAGTTTATTCACGTTACTGAAGGCTGGGCGACCATGTGGGCTTGTATGCAGTTATGTCCTATGGATTTCGCGGGGGTGGTTTGCTTCGGCAAGGGGCGGATGAAAGAGGCTGCTGATTTTGCTGATGCTTCCTATCCTGGCAACGTCGTGCCGCATTACGAATCTGATAAGTATGACGTTTGGGATTACTGGTTTGAGGGTATCGGTGAGCAGTACATGCAGAGCTTCAGAATGGAGGTGATGGGATGAAAGACGATCTACTGGAAGAGCTATTTAACGTGGTGTTTGAGCTTGGCGGAACCATCGAGCCAATACCGGAGCCAGAAGAAGCGCCTGATGAATCGGATGAAGGCTCATGATGGTGAGATTGAACAGGCAGGATATGGCTCTAAGTGAGCAAGCTGGCGCATTGCGCTGGCAGTTAGCAAGAGCATCCCAAACGAAAGATCAAGCTGTAGATAAAAGCCGCGATCCAAAGCAGATGGATAGGCTTGGCTTGAGGGCAGAAATCTGTGTTGCTAAGGCATTAAACGTTGATTTTTCTGCTGCGACTCTGGGCATAGATAGTGGCGGCGATCTTTTCATCCCCATTAAAGACAATGATTTCTTTACCGTGCAAGTGAAATCAACCTTTCACAAGAACGGCAACCTGATCTTTAAGCGAAACGAAAAGTTTAATTTCGATGTTGCCATTTTGGTTTGCGCTCAAACTCAAGAACCCGATTGTGATTATTTTGAGATTACTGGTGCCTTGGGCATTAGCAATATAAACACTGCCAAGTATGAAACTGACATGGGCAAGGGGCAAATGTGGCGGGTGGACAGAGAGGATTTAAGGCCAGTATGCGAGCTTTGGAATCATATACAGCAGCAGCGATTAGCTTAAATTAACTGAGGGGACTCCGGACAAGCTCCGGACAAACTCCGAACTGAGAGGTACGAAGAATGAAGTGGTTTTCACATGAAGCAAGAGCCAGCCGCGACGTAAAGCTACGCAAGCTGCTAATGAAATACGGATATGAAGGTTACGGATTGTATTGGTATTGCGTTGAAAGTATTTGTTTGGGCCTTGAGCCTGATCTGACGTTTGAGCTAGATCAAGATAGTGAGATTTTGGCGCATGAAGGCAATATGGATACGTTAAAAGTGGAAGAGTGCATGAGGTACATGTGCCACTTACAACTGTTCGATGTGGACGAAAGTGGCACCATTAGTTGCATGAAACTGGCCAGATTTCTGGGCGAAAGTGGCACTCGAAACGTAAAGCTAAAGTCACTTATTAAGGAAGCCAAAGGCTCTAAGACTGTCTCAGACAAACTCGGACAGTCTCAAGACTGTCACCCTGATATGATAAGAGATGATAAGAGAAGAGATAAGAAAGTAACTGGCGCTTCGCGCTTCACCCCCCCCCACTTTGGAAGAACTCAAAACCTACGTTAACGAAAAGAAGTATCGCGGCTTTGACTGCGATCGTTTTATGGATCACTACATCAGTAACGGATGGATGGTTGGTAAGAACAAAATGAAGGCTTGGAAGTCAGCCGCTAACAACTGGAATAGGAATAAAGGATTTTCCAATAACGCTCAGGGTAATGCTCCGAGTGCATCTGACAGCTACGGAGTCTGATCATGGCGTTAATTTCACAAGATGGAGAGTTCGTAAAGAATTTCACGCTGAAGCAGCATCGGGAAAACCTAGCTGAAGCTCATCACCAAAAGTGGGTGCCGATTTCTGGCGCTGTCGATGAGGCTATAGAGATTTCCGAGACTGATGGATTAAGCGGCATACGGATGCCGTGGCAAAAGACTCATGATCTATTCACCTTCCGTCCTGGCTCAGTCAGTGTTTTGGCTGGTATCAACGGACACGGTAAGTCTACGGTTGCTAGTCAAATTATGATCCACGCCTGTACAGAGATTTGTACTGGGGTGATGAGCCTTGAGATGGGGCTGGCTGATCAGTTAATCATGATGACGCAACAGGCTGTCTGCCATGATGGCTTAACGCGAGATGACATTCGCAGGGCTGACGATTTCCTGACGGGTAACGCCATGTGGTTTTACGAGCATTTCGGCATGATGCAGATCGTTGAGGTGTATGGCGCTATCTGGGCTGCTCATCAGCGAGGGGTTAAGTTCCTAGTGATTGACAACTTGCAGAAGTGCGGCTTGAAATATGATGCAGATGTTGAGCGGGATTTTGTGGGCGAAATTATTGGTATCGCTAAGGCGACTCAAATGCACATCGTTTTAGTTCATCACGTTAGGAAGCCCGCGACGGGGACTGAGGCGTATCGTCCGACTAAGTTTGATCTGAAGGGTAGCGGCTCGCTCAGTGATCAGCCTGATAACTTGATCATTGTTTGGAGCAACAAGCGGCGAAAGGAGATTGTTGACGCTGTTAACCGTGGATCGTCTATTAGCCAGGAGGATGATAACTTTCTTCAGGATGAAGTGGATTACGAAGTGTTTATCGCAAAAAACAGACATGCTCGTTTCGAGGGCAAAATAAGACTATACGCTGGGAGTGGCAGAACTTTGAAAGAGACAGAGGGAGATTCGGAGCTTCGCATTGACTTAACGTTGAGGCCGCAGAGCAAAGACGAGGCGGATGCAGTCAACCAAGCGCCCGATGATGCAGGGGTGAACCTTGCGGATTTTTCATGGGGCGGTAAGTCGGCAACCAATGGTTCTGACTTCGAGCTAGAGGAATTCTGAGATGGCTCAATTCTGGGTAGTGAAGAACGATTTTCAGCTACAGCAATTTTTGGAGTTCGTTGAAGGCGAGCTGGAGGCTGGGCGAGAGCGCAGCTATGAAATCTACAAGGAGACTCGCACCTCTGCCCAGAACAGGGCGCTCTACGCGGTGTTCACTCGATTGGCTGTTGCGCTCAACGATGCAGGGTTTGAGATTAAGCATCCCTTTGCTGGCTTCGATATTCCATGGTCTAAATCTAGCGTTAAGGAGCTGCTGTTCAATCCAATCATGAAGGAAGTGACTGGGAAGGGCAGTACAACGGAGCTTGAGCGACGTGAGCTTAGCGAGTGCATGGGTGCGCTGTTACGCGGCGTCGATCAAAAGCTTGGCGTGTATGTCGCAGGGCTGGAGGGTGAGTTAGATGGACAAAGATAGTCACTGGTGCCTCTGTGGCACACCGTACGAGCTGCTGGAGTGCTTTTATGCCCATAGCAGTGTCACGAACTGGTATTACTATTGTTTCTCGTGTGGGGCCATTGAGGACGCCTCAGAGCATGTCGAGAAAAAGAAAGCCAAAGGAAATGGCAAAGAATACAGGGGTGCGCTCTGATGGCTCTGAAGCGTGAAGCGTGTGACGCTCATTTTAGTATGGCGGTTAGGACTCGGGACAGGCATACCTGTTGTTATTGCGGGAAAGAGGGCAGTGATTCAGCTCATATTTACGGCAGACGCTCAAAGGTAGTCAGATGGAGCATGGATAACGCGCTCTGCCTCTGCCGATACCACCACCAATACTTTGAATCCAATCCTGTCGCATTCACTGACTTCCTCCTGGCACATCTTGGTGAAGAGCATATGGATCGGCTTCGTGTCAAAGCGCAAGGCCACATGAAAACCACTAAGGCGCTGAGGCTGGAGATTAGCAAGCACTATCGGGAAGAGCTGGCAAGGCACGGTGCTGATCCCGATTATCAAATGCAGAGCTACAACTGATGCGCGTCCTAGATACTTTTTCAGGCATTGGCGGCTTCAGTCTTGGCTTGGAGAGGGCTGGTTTTCAAACGGTAGCCTTTTGCGAAATCAATCCATACGCGCAGAAGGTTCTAGCTAAGCATTGGCCGGAGGTGCCGATATATGACGATATTGAAGGACTCACATCAGAGCGACTGGCTCGCGACGGAATTACCGGAATCGAATGCATCACGGGAGGATTCCCATGTCAGGACATCAGCCTTCTCGGAAAGCAGGAAGGTATCGAAGGTGATCGAAGCGGACTCTGGGCGCAATTGTGTCGCCTCATTGGGGAGTTACAACCCAGAGTTGCGATTCTGGAAAACGTCACAGCTTTGCTTAGTGGCGGAAATGGAAACTGGTTCGGGCGAGTCATCGGTGACTTGGCCGAAATCGGGTATGACGCGCAATGGGAATGCATACCAGCTTCCGCCGTTGGAGCTTGGCACACGAGGGAGCGCGTCTGGATTATTGCCTACCCCTGCTGCAAGGGATTGGAAGGGAGCAGCGAAGCCGGAAACAATCTTGGCGAAGGGGCGCAACCCAGATACGAATTCGCTGCCCGATGCAGTCGAGTTCAGGGGGCAGAGTGGGCGACTGACGCCGGAGTTCTGCGAGTGGCTAATGGGATACCCAATCGGATACACCGAATTACCGGACTAGGCAATGCTATTGTGCCTCAGATCGCCCAGTTGATCGGTGAAGAAATCATAGAATACGAAAGGAGCCAGGATGGAGTTCTGTAGAGAAAAATACCCGTTTGCTCATTTAATAGACATTGATGGGATTAGAGATTCGCTGTTGGAAGCGCATTCAATGCTTGCCCTGTACCAAGAGAGCGTGGCTATTGTGCATAACAAAGATGGGCTTGATGTCATGTTTCTGGCATCGGTGAGGGACAGATCAAGCATTATCGAGATTTTAAGAGTTGACGATGAGTATGAATATGGCAGATAGACTTGACGGGTTCTATCAGTCGCAGCCGTGGCGAAAGCTAAGGAACAAAGTTAGGGCGCAATGGAAGGCTGCGAACAGGCCATGCGCGTTTTGTAATGGCCGGTTAGACTTCACTGTAAGGCGAGGCCAGCGGGCGCAAGCGGTTGTTGATCACATAGAGCCTCGTGTGAAGCGTCCTGATCTGGCGTTAACGCTGAGTAACCTGCAAATGGTTTGCCATTCCTGCAATAGCAAGAAGGCGTCTTGGATTGAGAACAATAAGGTGAAGCCAACAGGCTTGGACGGATTTCCTGAAGGCTGGGGCTGAGATTTTCACCAGTCCATTGGAGATTTTCACCAGTCTACCGGCGATTTTCACCAGTCAGCTCGCGATTTTCACCAGTCAACTCGCGATTTTCACCAGTCCCCTCGCGATTTTCACCAGTCCCCCCCAAATGTACGGACAAATGGCCAATAATCGGAAATATCTCAGAAAATGCTCAAAATTGAGGAAAAACCGATCAAATAATCGGTTCGGCCTCAGAAATGGCGCAAATCTGAGGAAAAACCGATCAAAGCATCCTGGTCCCAGCCTGGCCGAATCATGATTTTAGATCGTAGACGAAAGCCGCGCCCAAAGCGCAAGCCCTGTCGAAATCCGGCGCGCTAGTGGTGCGAATTAGCCCGTTGCGCTGGCTTCGATCATAGCAGCGGACAATGTACCCGCCGCCTACTGAGTGGATCGCGGCTGTTTTATGGGTTGTATTGGCGAACGTTTTTAATAGCTTCATTTGGTGGTACTCCAGTTTTGAAAATGGCCAATGGCCGTTACTGACAAAGCCCGCTCTAGGCGGGCTGGTTAGGGTTGGGCGCGGGTTATGATTCAACTAATACCATTTCGCACCGTTCCGACTGCTGGTAAAGGTTTGCCATCTCTAGCGCCTCTTCTTTTGTGTCGTAATGTTTGTCTAATCGCTGGATTTCGCCACCGTTTATTTGCGCGGCTACAACTTGCCAGCCGCCGTGTTGGTTTCTTTTAACAATGGTGGTGTGCCACCGTAGGATATATTGGTTATTGTCTGACATGATCAGCGCTCCAGTTTTGAATAATGGCCAAAGGCCGGTACGACTAAAACCCGCAATAAAGCGGGTTGGTTTGCTCTTTCTTGAGTATTGGTTTTAGTGTCGCGCCCAATAAACGTGGGCCATCTCGCCCAAAGCTTGAAAGGGGTAATGTTCGGGTTCATCCTCTGTCGGCGGTTCTGACATGTTGGGAGTGTAAACGCTGCCCAATGCCGACAAGGCGCGATACCCTGAGCTAGCTTGGCCACCATGCCATTCTGAAAAATGCCAGTAAGCGCCAACAAGCAAATCAGTGAGGCAAAAATCGTACCCCTCCCCTAGATACCATATTTCCTCACTTTCGCCCTCAAAACTTTCTACCTGATTTGCCAGCAAAATTAAATGCTCGGTAATGTCTCGATATTGTTCTGGGTTGCCAGTCATTTTTTGTATGGCTTTAAATGTGTTTTCAATGTCGTTTACTGTCGTCTTCATTTGGTGGTACTCCAGTTTTGAATAATGGCCGATGGCCGATACCCCAAAACCCGCAATAAAGCGGGTTGGTTTTGACTTCCTATGTGCCTAATTTTGATTGCACATTTTTGACGTTAGGTAATTAACTAGATAGTCCCTAGAATTTAAGCCCAAACCAAATCTAGCGCATTCCTTAGTAATAATTTCGGCGAGTTCTGTCTTGGTTAACCCTTTGCCCGAAAAACAAGCCTCTACAGTTTGGGACACTTGCCTTACCCGTATGGCCGCGTCGCTTACGTTTTGATTGATCATGTGTTGTTACTCCAGTTTTGATTTTGGTTAGGCTTGGTTTAATATGTTAATGGCAATGATGCCAACGCCGTAATGGATGTCTACCTGATCACCGGTTCGGCAAGGATCGCAACCGGAACCGGATATATCAATCAATGGGCGCTCGCCTTTGCCGCAAACCTTGCGCGATCCATCATCGGCCAAAACAAGCTCTAGCCCTAAATGGTGGCGCGTGATGTTGAAGCGCTGGCCTCTAGTAAATCCAGCGTTAACAAGGCGTTTGCCTTCTATCCATATTCGGGACTTTCCTTTGTTCGCTCTCACTATGTAGTTTTGGCGCGTGTCTGTATCTGGGTTAAATGTATTCATGTGTTGTTACTCCAGTTTTGAATGATGGCCGATGGCCGGTACTTGAAAACCCGCAATAAAGCGGGTTGGTTTAGGGCTGGGTTGGTTGGTTGGTTTAGACGTTCAACGCCTCCGATTGCTGGGCTAATTACCCTTTCAATGAAATTAACCGTTTCCTGTAGTGAATAGCTTTGGGTGATAAATCCGCCGCCAAAATCTTTGCCACGATATTCCTTTGAATCCGGCTGCCCTTGCTATGGCGTAAGGCCTCTGAGTAAGTGCGGGCAAAGGCTTGCCAGTGCAATATATATCTGGGGTTACCGTTCACGTCGTTATTTGCGCGGTAGAATTCGCGATCATTAAAAGTAATCATTGTGCAACCTCCAGATCATAAGCAAACATCTCTAGCGCGTCTTCAATCAAAAGATCATTAAGGGCGTTTAGTTTGGGGCCAAACGTGCCTACCATGTGGCGACAAACTGTAGTGGGTGAGCAGTCAAATTCAGCGGCCATAAATGCCGGTGAATTGTGAGATTACAAACATTCGCAGCTTTCGCGGCTTATCGGCGTTCTCCGTGATGAATTCAGCGTTTATCGCATATTGCTGCGATCCAGTGCGATTAGGCGTATATGAGCCGCCATAGTCGCCACCAATCCAGCAGCGAAAGAAACGACGATGCCAGCAATTAGAGTCTGTCAGTAGGGCTTCACTCAGTTCAAGGTTAATTCTAGTCATGTTGTATTACTCCAGTTCTGAATTGTGGCGTGGTGTTAATGTCCCGCCGTTGAAAGTATTAGACTACATTACTACTAATCAGGCAAGGAATATATTCTATTTTGTAGGAATAAATAATCATAAGAATATGTCTTGATATAACCATAATCATTGCCGCGCCTTACCCTCTATTGTGCTTTTAGCTGCTAACGATTGGGCTTGTTGGTGGGTGCTTTTATGCAGCCAATTACTGGCAATGGATGAGAGCTTATCCTGCAACTATTGCCCGCCATGTTTCAGGCTTGGAATGTTTGCCAATGATCGGTTAGTGGGTGCGACTATCTAACCGCCGGTGGTTTGAGTGATCTGGCCTCGCCCTGGTTTACTTTGGGTTGGCCTAAATCGGGACGGTTTGCGGGTTCGCCTCGATTTATTGTATTCTTGGGACGTGTAGCCTTTAACGACATGTAGCATTTGGCTACCTGTTCATAAAAACATGTAGCATTTGGCTACAGGTGGCTGGCTTAGACGAAAATGATCTAAGCTTAGACCGAAAAAGCATAGGGGGGACATGGATCACAGTATGAAAAACATACCCCCTCGCCCTTCATGGTCTT